AAGCTTACCCTTCTTCCCTTTACCGCGACTCGCCGCCGCATACATAATCGCATACATAGCTTGCTGTTCGTTCTTATCGTGATTCTTCTCTTCCTGCTCTTCGCAAAGCAGCGTGAATTCTCGATAAGTTAGCGCAAGCACTTCGTCAGGGAGAAGGTCCAACATCCGCCACCCTATCCGCAATAACTTCTCTACGTCAATATATCTTGTCGATTTATCTTCGTCTTTTTCTCCGCTTATTTCATCAGATTTTCGATCTGCTTCTTCGCTTCCGGATCCTCGCTGAATAATTTCTCCACTGTCTTCTTGTAGAAAAAACTTTCGGCCACCACGCCGTACGAAATGCGGTTAATGTAATCTAAGTCGACAGTCTCTTCCGCAATTCCTTTCTCGATAGCCTGCTCAACGTCCTTACGTTTAAATCCCTTATCCGTATGAAATAATCCCGCATATACGATTGATATAAACGTATCAATATCTCCGGAAAGTGCTTTCTGAATAAGGACGAATCCTCCACCTTCATGTAGTCCATTTAAGTACATAACGCTTTTTAAAGTTAATTTCAGCTCATGCTCTTCGCCATTAATTTCGAACATTTCCATTTATACATCCTCCTCAAATAAAACGAGCCATCCTTGCGAATACAAGAATAGCTCTCATCTCCGTTTACTCTATTATCTCATCTTCTACTGCGTTTAGACTATTTATAATCTCGTTGCTAATATCGTCAGCTCCATCAGAACTGGGCGATATTAACCTTCGACCCCACCGTCACCATCTTCGACATCTTCCTTTTCGTCAGGAGCGCCATCCGGAACTTCCGTAAGCTCTCCTTCTTTAATGCTCCCGTTTAACGTAGCGTCGATGGAATAGTTCGCAAACTCTCCATTAGAACTCGTAGTCTCGAAGTTATTAATCTTGTAATTACCTGTCTCAGTCGAAAGATCGCGCGTATTAAGACGAGTCACTTTAACCATCTTCTTATTACGAATAGCGTTCTCTAGGAATGGAATAGCAGGATCGTCCTCGGTTAGCACTCCTTCGATAGAGATTGTCTCCGTAACGCTTCCGTAATCTGCTCCGGATTTATCTTTTGTATCTAGCTCGATATCGTCCGCTTCGATTGACCGAGAGCCGTCGGTTTGGTTAAATATACGATGTTCTTTATTCTCGATTTCAACCAAGTATAAAAAGTCATCGCCTCTATATTCTATATTCATTAATTTATCCCCCTGTTTTTATGTCTTATTTCTTGTATCTCAATATCGAAATAAACTCGATGTTTGCTCGTATCACTTGAGATGTCCTCCGCATTTAGTGGTATCTCATTCATCGAGGTTATCTCGAATTTCCTACCCGTATCATTACCTTCCTCGTTATGCAGCACCAACTCACTAAACGAGAATATATCTCGAAGCGTCTGCTGAATCTCGTATCTATTTCGCAAAGATTTCGCAAATACACCGACTCGAAAGTTGTGATTAGTCCTGACAGATTCTCGCTGTTTAGCTACACTATCGAAGGTATTCGTAAGTTGATCTATAGTAAGGAAAGGCTTTTCATCGGGAAGTTTTATGCCGTCATAAAGGATTACCGTATGAATATCCGTTAAATCCTCTAAGTTAATTTTTAACGAGTTGATTACGTTAAGACTCATGTTTGACTCTTCCTTTAAATCTCTCGCCTAATACCTTATTATACCGAGGCTCTTCCGCCTTAACGGCATTGGCGATAAAGTTTCGTTGAGACTGATGCTCAAATTCTTGTACGAGAGTATAATCCGTCTGCTGTTCTAAATCCCATACTCCTTTAGGAGCTATTACGGACCGCTTTATTCCGCTAGTCATCGTATTCCTTAGATGACCGGTTTTTACGGGGGCATTATTAGCCGCATCTGTTCCGATACGAACCATAGAACCCTGCGCCAATCTGTCCGCATCTTCTTCCGCATTAGGATCCGATAATTTACTCGCTATTGTTGCGTTCAATCCCGCTATGACGGTATTAAACTTTGATCCGCGCATCTAATCCACCTTCCTTGCTACTATAGTTACTCGATTATGCTCTCCGATTCCTTCTCTATCCGCGGCAAGCACTCGATAAGACACGCTATCATAGATAATATCCTCGAAGCCATCATGCGAAAATAAAGCGATATCGTCGAGGTCTATTACGACCCATAAATCGCCTTTCTCGACTTCGACGCCGCTGACAAATCCAATGTCCGTCTTAAATGCGGACGTAATTTCCGTTACCGTCGCCTTAGTATCTTCTGCAACTACTTCTACGATAGGCTCGCCAGTAATAGGATCCTCACCTTGCTCGACTTCCCCCTTTAGCGTTATAGGGAACGTCCGGTTATACGTAGTTTCCTTACGATTATTCTTAATCCATTCTATATCTTTCTTCGTAAGCATTTATACCGATCCTCCCGTCTCAGTATCAACGAGAATAAACCGAAAATAGGCGGTACAGTTAGGATGCGGATAATATATAAACGTATCTTGTGGACGATATACTCCCTTTCCCCATCCGTACATATCTTGCTCGGCCAGTCGATAACATTCATGATGTTCGTGGTATGGGTGACGCCCTCTAAGGTCGATAATACGTACAGCCTTAACAACTCCGGATTCTATCGCGACTTCTCCGATTGTTTTTCGATAGGCATTAAACCCCTCCGTCATAATAACCCTACGTATTAACCATTCCCTGCTCTGGAACGTCTTCCCTATACTACGAACTATCATCGTTACGCTCAGACCTTGCAGAATTCCGGAACGTATATCGGTCCTCAACTCGTCTAAAAGTCCGCCCGACATTCTCCATAAGCGTTCACGAAGCGTCATGCCATCAGATACCTTGCGATTCATTACCGCGTCTTTGATGCGCTTCTTCAAGCTACGTCGAGTAATAACTCCGGCTGCGATTAAAGCTCCAAGCGAACCTACAGCGACTTCCATTGCTCTAGTAGATGTTTTATCAATAGTATCGTCTATAGCGTCTTCGAGCTTTTTCTCAAATTCGGATTCAACTACTTCGATTTCGTCGAGAATTCTTTTAACCTTTCGTTTATCAATCGTTCCATCTTCGTTAACATGCTTTACGAGAATGTCGATTATCTGCTTTCTTACCTCGTCAATTTCCGATACTGCTCCTTGCTGCATTCGCCTATTTTCTCGGAAATACTTATCAATTCCTTCGTCTAGCCCCTTGTTAATATCGGATTCTGCGCTCATGGCCTATCAACCCTCGTCATCTGATGATAGCGAGAACCGCCTATATCTCCGATTCCCTCCGAACGTTTAAGCCTATAGCGTTCCCATAAAGACTCGGACAGTTTACGGTAATTATCCGCAACCTTCGTCTTATTAACTGACTCGTCCTTGTCGCTGTATTCGAAATAATATGCCGTCCGCAACGCAATCTGACTCGCTCCGTCCGCCTCAGCGTAGAGCATTACGATAGGAATAAACTCATTGGGGACGTTATCCTGACGACTGAACCCATGCTCATTCATCCCCATTTCGATCCATTCCTCTATATCCGTTATATCTGCGTTGGGAACGTCTCTAAAACGGTCCTGTAGCCTCTTAGAGAGTTCATCTATCGTCGCCAATACAATCGTCCCCTTTCCGTTATTTATCCTTCGTCTTAGCTTTAGCTTTCGATTTAGAAGCTGCCTTTTTCGGCTTAGGCTTATCTTTTGAAGCAGACGAGGAAGATGTCGGCTTCTTAGGATCTGCGGCTTTCCCGATCACTCGGACGTAGCCGATCTTCTCAAGATGCTTCGCATGAGATTCGTTAATCTCGACCTCTTCGCCTTTCCGCTTTCCGCCTACGACGGCGTTTAAAACTTCTGCTTTAACTTTAGCCATTATTTATCATACCCGCCATTTCTGTTTCGGACATATCAACCAGTAATCCCGTTTTCCTTACATATTTAATCGATTCTCCCGCTTTACCGCCTTCAATAGAATATCCTATATATTCATTAAAATCGCGTGTATTAGACGCACAAATCTTGCCGTCGTGGTCTGCGGAAACCAACGTCCCCGGTCTAGTATCTTTCGATAGCTCGGCTTCCCATATAGGATTCCCAAGAATCTTTACCGTAACTTCTTCGCCTTCTTTCAATTCACGGCTACTAACCATATCCGGGTTCCAATCCCTGCCGGCCAGTTTGACGTATATCTTATCGGAGTCTAAATCACCTTCTAAGGCCGCG